TTGTCTTCGCTAAACATTCGGGATTGGAAACGACTGCAAAGAACTGCTAAAGTAGTTGAAACTGTTGAAGAAAGCGTTGCCCAACCTGAACCACAACCACAACGAAGAACTTTGAAACCTGCACGAAGACCAAACAACTGGATTCAAAGGTTTTAGTATGCGAAACCGAAGGAACCGATATTTGACACCAAAACAGTTGGCTGCTGAGTTGGACGTCAGCGAGCGAACAGCCTACCGATTCTGTGAATCCGGCTTAGTTCCTGCTTACAAGGTTGGTGGAAGTTGGAGAATCGAAAGCCAAACCAGTTACTTAGACGCCTTTGCAAAGTTAAATTGAGGAATATGAGAGGAAGAAAACCAAAACCAGGTGAAAATTTGCCAGACTCAACCAGAAGGTTATTAGAAATTATTGAGTCATTAGGACTTTCGCGTACTGAGTTTGCCCAGAAGGTGGGGATAAGCTATTCTGGTCTGAATAGCACGATTCACAGACCAACGAAAGTCAGCACTATGCTGGCTAGGAGTATTGAACTAGAGTTTGGAATTTCTCAAAATTGGCTACTTTGGGGTAAAGAAGAAGACCAGCCTAAAGCAATCACACCAAAAGCAATGCGTTGTGATTCTTGTCGTTTTTGGGATTCAACAACAGTGACAGCAAAAGACTTACCTGAAAATGTTGATGAATTTGGGTATTGCCGCAGAAATGCGCCTATGCCGTTAATGTTTAAGCAAAGTGACCAAGACAAGCCACTTGAAATGAAGATTCATTGGCCTGTTACAGAAAACACTGACTTTTGTGGAGAGTGGAAATCTTAAACTGATTTTTAAATTCTGCCAATTTTGCCAATTTTGCCAATTCTGCCAATCCTGCCCACAAGCTTGAAGTTCTGCGCTATTTCTAGCGCATGGCAACCAATCAATTCGACCGCGCAAACTATCCCACAATTGAACCTGACCGTCTTGTAGCTGGTGAACGCTGGACTTGGCGCAAGGACGATCTCGCTTCTGATTATCCGCCAGATTCGTATTCCCTAGAATATATCGCTCGCTCACATGGTGGCTCTTCGACTGAGTTTAAGATTCAGGCCACAGAAGCAGACAGCACCTACTTCATCGAAGTCTCTTCCAGCACTACACAAACCTACCCACAAGGCCACGTTCACTGGCAAGCCTGGATAACTCGCACCTCTGATTCAGAAAAAATCAAAGTCCTAGAAGGACACTGGGAAATTTCTTATGACTATGACGTCAACCACGATCCCAGAACTCACGCAGAAATCATGCGTGATAAGATTGAATCCCTATTAGAAGGCCGCGCAGATAATGACGTTGAAGAGTATTCGATTGGGAACCGCAGCCTGACGAAGCTTTCAATTCAAGACCTGATGAAGTGGCGCGACTACTACAGACAAGAGGTTGCTAAAGAAAATCAGCAAGCTAGAGCAAGAGCAGGCAAACGTCCTGGCAATCTGGTGAAGGTTGAGTTCAGGAGGGCAGGATGATTCAAGAGGCAATGTGGTGGCTCACGGATAGAGTACATAGGCCAGCACCAGAGAATCCAAGCCCAAAGCAGAAAAAGCGTCGATACGACGGAGCGGCTGGTTCGAGATTCCTAGCGGATTTTGTTGGTTCAACGACCAGCTCAGACGCAGAACTTCAATATTCGCTTAGACGCCTACGAGACAGAGCCAGAGAACTTTGCAGAAACGACGATTACGCTAGGCGCTACCTGCAACTGATGAGTTCTAACGTAGTTGGCGAGCATGGTTTCACGCTTCAGTCTCGCGCCAGAAACTTAAATGAGCCAAATGTTGGGCAGTTGGATGCTGCTGGCAATGAAATCATTGAACGAGCCTTTCGACGTTGGGGTAAATCCTGTTCCGCCAATCAGCGTCAATCTTGGCTAGATATTCAGCGATTGGTCATTCAAGGTCTTTGTCGCGATGGCGAGATTCTGATTCGTTTTGTTCGTGGCAAACGTTGGCGTGACGGACTCGCTCTTCAAGTGCTAGAGCCGGATTACCTCGACGAAGAATATTTCACCACAGAGCCAAGAGGCAGAAGAGTGGTCATGGGTGTTGAGTTGGACGAGTTTGACGCACCGCAAGCCTACTACTTAAAATTAGGTCAAGGCCATCCGTTCGATACGTTCGGGCAGAGAAGAAGCGACAAGCGGACAAGAGTTCCGGCTGAAGACATCCTGCACATTTACCTACCAGACAGAGCGCAACAGACCAGAGGCGTCACTTGGTTCGCGTCAGCCATGTCTCGAATGCGGATTCTCTCAGGTTATGAAGAAGCAGAACTGATTGCTGCTCGTACATCAGCAGCAAAAATGGGTTTTTTGGTTTCAGCAGACGGTGAAGGCTTCATTGGTGACGAATCGGCAGACGGTAATCAAATCATGTCTGGCGAACCTGGAAGTATTCAGCAATTGCCAGCCGGAATGCAGTTTCAAGAATGGAATCCTTCGCACCCCACTTCAGCATATGCCGAATTCCACAAAGGTGTGCTTCGAGGCATTGCCAGTGGACTTGGCATTTCTTACACAAGTCTCAGCAACAACCTCGAAGGCGTCAGTTATTCGTCCATTCGTCAAGGCGCACTAGAAGAGCGTGACTTGTACCGTCAGATTCAAAGCTTTTTGATTCAGCACCTGTGCGAGCCAATCTGTCAAGAGTGGCTGAAAATGTCGATGACTTCCGGCTCAATCCCGATTCCGATTACTCGCTACGACAAGTTTTCTAACACACTTGAATTCAGAGGCAGAGGCTTTTCTTGGGTAGACCCAGCAAAAGAAATCAGAGCCGAAGTCGAAGCAGTTAGAAATGGCTTCAAGTCATTGAATGACGTAGCGCGGCAATACGGGCGTGACGTGGAAGAGGTGTTTCAGCAAATGCAGAACGACAAGGCAATGGCAGAGCGTTATGGAATCAGCCTAGCGTTTGAGCCTTTAGGTTCGCCTCATGGTCCTGTTGAGCCAGAAGTCGAGTAATGGCAGAAAGCTACAAGCCAACCGAGGGCATGATTTCCGAGGCAAACCGTGGCCTAGAGTGGAGACGAGAATTTGGCAGAGGCGGAACTTCTGTCGGAATCGCAAGAGCCAGAGACATTTCAAACGGCAAGAGTTTACCGTTGGCAACCGTCAAGCGGATGAAATCCTTTTTTGCGAGGCATGAAGTAGACAAAAAAGCCGAAGGATTCAGGCCAGGAGAAAAAGGTTATCCAAGCAACGGACGCATAGCTTGGGCTATGTGGGGTGGAGATGCTGGAAAAAGTTGGTCAGAAAAAATCGTGAATCAAAGCGAGAGAATTATGGATTTAACTAGCATGACCGAAAGGCACGTCATTGACGTTGAAGAAACGCAAGACGAGTTCATTGTGGCTTTTGCCAAAGCTCAAGAAGTCGCAGAAGAGCCGGAAGAGCGAGAAGTTGAACAAGTCGAAACGCGAGACTTACCAGTTCAGACCCAGTACCGAACCGGAAGCGTTCGCATGATGGATGACGAGTCAGACAGAAGAGTGATGATGTCGATTAGTTCAACAAATCCGGTTGAACGTGAATTCGGCTATGAAGTTCTCGAACACAATGCCGGAAGCGTTGACATGGAATTCATGTCCAGCGGCAAAGCACCACTTCTTTTAGACCATGACGCCAGACAGCAGATTGGAGTTGTAGAACGAGCCTATATGGACAACGACAAACTTCGTGCACAAGTAAGGTTCAGCAAAAACGCAATGGCGGAAGAAGTTTATAGAGACGTTGTTGACGGAATCAGAGGTAACGTTTCGATTGGCTACCAGATTCAAGGAATGACGAAAGACGAGAACGGTTACAAAGACAAACCGCTTTATCGGGTGAGTTCCTTCAAACCATTGGAGGTTTCAATGGTTTCCATACCTGCCGATTCTACTGTAGGAGTTGGCAGAAACTATCAGCCGGATCTTTCCGGTAATGAATCAACTGCAATTCAGGAGAATAAAATGGAAGAGCAGGTTCAAAAGCCGGAAGTAAATGTTCGGCATGAAGTCAATGAGAAGCTTAATGAGTACCGCAGCCAATCCAGCCAGATTCTGGAACTTGGCAAGCGACATAACGAGTACGACTTGGCTTTCCGAGCATTGCAGGAAGAGAAGTCACTGGCTGAATTCCAAGCCATGCTTTTAGAGAAGAAGACTTCCAAGCCAATCGACTTCAGCGTTGACGCCACACCGAAAGAAAAGCGCAACTATTCCTTGGTGCGAGCGATTCAAGCCGCTGATGCAAAGGATTGGAGCAAGGCTGGATTTGAACTCGAAGTTTCTAAAGAACTGGCAAAGAAGCAAAGCCGACAACCAAAAGGCTTCTTTGTTCCTGACTTTGGATGGCAGACCCGAACGGTATCAACCGCAGCAGGCGCAACTTTTGGGGCAGGCTCAAACATTGTTCCAGAGGACTACCGAGGTGATCGCTTTATCGATGCGCTGATTTCAACCTCAATCCTTGGACAAGTAGGCGCAACCGTGTTGAATGGTTTGTCTGGGAATGTCGCGATTCCCAAGATTTCCACCAGCACCGCAGCGGCATTCATTGCAGAAGGCGGTTCAGTTGGAAACAACGAGCCTGACTTCGCGCAAGTCACCATGACGCCAAAGCTTCTGGCGAACAAGGTTGCCGTGACTCGCGAGTTGATGATTCAGTCTGACCCATCCGTTGAGCAGTTGATTCGCAATAACATGGTTCGAATCTTCGCAGCCAAAATTGACAACGTTGCTCTCAAAGGTGGCGGATCAAACGAGCCAACCGGAATCCTTGGCACAAGCGGAATCGGTGACGTTTCCTCTGGCGGAACAAGCGGCAACGCCAATCTGACCTACGGAAACGTGGTCGATATTATGACCGAGGTTTCACAAGACAACGCCTTGTTGGGTAACCTGCGATGGGTAACACATCCGGCAGTTGTCGGCAAACTGATGCAAACCTTGGTGGCTTCCAGCACTGACTCGCGGATGATTATGCCAACACCAGATTCGATGCTTGGTTATCCGGTAGTGCAGACCACGCAAGCACCAAGTTCCTCACCTTACTCGCTGATTTTCGGGAACTTTAGCGATCTGTACATTGGCTTCTTCTCAGCACTGGATGTGCTGGTTGATCCATACGGCAGTGCAGGAACAGCAACGACCAATCTGTATTTTTATCAAGATATGGATATTGCGGTTGCTCACGCTGAAAGCTTCGCGGCAGCACAGGATGTGACTGTTGCCTAAGTGTATCAGCTAGATGAGTTACAAGGTTGGGGCAACTCTCGACCTTGTATCTTACTTTGTGGTGGATCGTCTGCGCCTAGCGATTTAGCGAAAGCGAAGGCGCGAATAGGTTCAAAAGCTTACGATTTAGCGAGTGTTAATAATCACGGTTTGCTTTTTCTTGGCGAGTTGGCTTGGTGTTACGCGCATGACGTCCGAATGGTAGCGCACCTTAAAGAGTACGATTCACCAGCCATTGTTCACCACGATCCCAAGAACCTGAGAGACAAAGATATTCATGGCGGAATTGTCCCATTCATTCGGCTTTCAGGACCAGAAGCACTTTGGACCGCAGACTTTTTTGACTACTCAGAAATTCATGTTTGCGGTGTCGATTTCTACACAGGGCCGCGCAGGTACTGGCATCAGTGGGATTTAGACAAAAAGCCAACCAGAGTTCAGGAAGATCAGCAAGGCAAGTGGATTGAGGCAAGAGATTTAATGCAGAATCCAGCAAGAGTGATTGTGTACAACGAACGACTTCAAAGGATTTTCCAATGAAGATTCAAATCATCAGAGGCACGGTGGCAAACGGTGGACCTGTTCGAGTGGGTCAAGTGATAAGCGTTGACCCAAAAGAAGCAAATCAACTGATCGGCATGGGCAAGGCGGTTGTTTATGAGAATCGGGCCAAAGGCTTGGACGAGGCAGAAGCGCCACCAGTGACCACGCGAACCACAAAAACCGCTCGAAAGCCTAAAGCCAAATGAGCGTTGAAACCGCAGCCGATAGAACTGCCATGCTCGCAGATTACGGCACGACCGTGACGAAGGCGGACACTTCAACCTTCACTGGCATTTTTGACAACGACTTTCTGGCTGTTGACTTGGACGAGTCAGAAGTGGAAAGCACTGAACCAACACTACTGGCAAGAACCGCTGACGTTTCCAGCCTAGCGCATGGTGACACTCTGACCATTTCAGCAGTCAGCTACACGGTTCGAGGGATTCAGCCGGATGGAACCGGCATGACGCAAATCATGTTGGGTGTGTAATGGCGCATAAACGAGCGCAAATCAAAGCAAGAATCCAAACGGTTCTGACCGGACTTGCAACCACTGGAAGCAATGTCTTTCTATCAAGGACTTATCCAATCGCAACCAGTGATTTGCCTGGACTGCTGATTTACGCGAATTCAGAAAGCATTGAACGCTTAGAGATTGGGATTCAAAACAGGCAACAACGAACACTTGATTTGTCTATTGAAGCCGTAGCCAAAGGCGCAAGCGCAGAAAGCACACTGGACCAAGTGACCGTTGAAGTCGAGGAAGCAATGGCGAACGACCAGACACTCAATGGGCTGGCAATAGATTCGGCAATCACTGACACGCAGATTCGGCAAGCGTCTGCTGAAAGTGAGTTTTTTATCGCAACTATGCGGTACACGGTCTTGTATCGCACCATCGAAAATGACGTTGAATAAGGAGACAAAATGGCGATTCCAGACCGTTATCTAAGACTGAGAAGTTCTCAACCCTACATCACCACTGAATCAACTGCTGGCAGTTATGTTGCTGTTTCCGCAAGTGACGGATTCACCACAACCGAACCTTTGGCGCTAAGTCAGACGTTTAACACTTCAGATATTAGCGAAGTCGGCACTAGACTTCTTCAGAACAGAAGTTTCGTAAACTATGCCGAGCGAGCGACTTTTGACATTCCGTTTCTGGTCAAGCCTTCAGCTTCAGCCGGAACTGCACCAGCAGAAGATACACTCTTGACCAAGACCTTTGGAACTAAGACGGTTTCGGGTGGAACATCAGTCACATATAGCTTCAGCCGAGTTTCGGATACTTTCCAAATATCGCAGTTGGTCGATACATATAAATTGTATGTGGCGAATGGAACCGTTGTCGAAGGTTTCTCTGTAGACATTACGCGAGACGGTGTTTTTACCATGAACGCAAACTGTCGCGCCTCTCGAATCCGCTACTCTGGGCCAGTGAACGCGACAGGAACAGACGTCTCTGTTACCGATTCCTCGCCTGCCACCGTTACCTTAGATCCTGCCTCAAACGCAGTCGCTGCCGATTATTTCTTCGCTGGGCAACTGGTGGATATTTACGACAGTTCAGATTCACAGGTGAACACTGGCGGAGCGGCAACCATCAGCTCACCTTCGACAACAACCGCAACGGTTGGAGTGCAAGCCGCTTCTGGTGACT